GAATTATATGTCAGCACAACGCAAGATGATCCGGCTGGTTCGCCAACGTGGACAGCATACCGGCAATTCGTGGTCGGCAGCTATACAGCAAGGGCTTTCCGGTTTAGGGCTATATTAACAAGCATTGACAGCCAAGAAACGCCAGCGATTTCGGAACTGGTCGCGCAGATTAAACTGCCAACCCGCACAGAAAGCGATAACGACATTCAAAGCGGTGCTGGTGCAAAAGCGATCACGTTTACAAATGCGTTTAAAGCATTGCGCGCGGTGTCGATTTCTGTTGGGGATATGCAATCTGGCGATTATTATGGTATAACAAATAAATCAGCAACGGGTTTCACAATCACGTTCTATAATAGCAGCAACGTGGCGGTGGATCGCTTGTTTGATTATGTTGCAACGGGGTTTTAAATGTCACAGCACGATTATGTAATTGAAAACCAGACTTTTCCAGCCACGCGCACAGACTTGAACAATGCGTTTGGGGCGATTGTTTCGCAAAATAGCGGTGCGACTGCGCCAAGCACGACTTATGCTTTTCAGCTTTGGTATGATACAACAGCTAACAAGTTGAAACAGCGCAATGCAGATAATGACGCTTGGATTGATCTGTTTGATGTTGATCAGTCTGCCGATACTGCAAGCCCGTCAACCGGTGGCGGCGGCACAGCTAGTTTTTCGCTTTTTGAATTTACAGCAACATCCGGTCAGACCACGTTCAGCGGTGCAGATGACAATTCCGCAACGCTTTCATATTCTGCTGGAAAAATTTTAGTAATAATGAACGGGGTCACACTTGACCCGTCAGACTTCACCGCAACCAACGGCACAAGCGTTGTTCTTGCGTCAGGGGCGGCAGCAAATGATTTGGTCAATGTTTATGCGTTTGATAGTTTCAGCGTGGCTGACACTGTATCTGCGGCATCTGGTGGCACATTTAACGGTGGCATCACTGTCTCTGGCGACCTAACCGTTGACACCGATACCCTCAAAGTTGACAGCACGAATAATCGTGTCGGTATTGTAAACGCATCACCATCAACTGCGCTTGATGTGACTGGCGACATCACTGTATCCGGAGGAATCTACGTAGGCGGCACTGGTTCAGCAAACTATATGAATGATTATGAAGAAGGTACTTTTACCGCACAGATGTTTGACGATAATTCTGGCGGTAATGCTTCTTCAACCACGAATACTGGTTATTATACAAAAATTGGTCAATTAGTAAGCGTCACATTTAGTCTTTTAAACATTAGCACCTCTGGGCTGACTGGTTCTAATGTTGCTTACTTTACTTTACCCTTTACTGCATCACTTACAAAGGGTCGTGGTTCGGGTGCAGTCCGACTTGATAGCGTAACTTTTGGGGGTGGCAGAACGCAAGCTGTTGCAGATGTGGGGGAAAATGGTAGCAGATGTCGTCTACTAATTTTCGGCGATGGCGCAGCAGACCAATCTATAACAGTAAGTGATTTTAATGGCACTTCATCTGACATTTCAGCATTATCACTGGTATATATAACAGATAGTTAATAGGGTTTTTTAACTCAAGTGGATTCTTGAGATGGACATAGGAGACATAAATGGCACTTACAGAAGAAACCGTTGAAGATAAAATTGAAATAGTGGGCGAATACAAGCACGTTCAAGTACGCACCGCAACGGTCATCAAGCGTGATGGCGTTGAGATTAGCCGTAGCTTTGCACGTCACGTTGTAGCACCCAACGATGACACATCCGGCGAAAGCACAGAGGTGCAAGCTATCTGTGCTGCGGTACACACACAGGAAGTTAAAGGTGCGTATGCGGCGCATTTAGCGGCACAGGTGCTTTAAATGAGCAGAGCAAGAGATTTCGCAGATTTAGCTGGCAGTGCAGATGCGGGTGGTATCACTGGTAAGAACCTCATCATCAACGGTGCGATGCAGGTGGCAGCTAGGGGAACCCAAACCAATCAAACATCTGCTTACACTGCCTGTGACCGTTTTGATATTGCAGTAACTGGTGCGGCAATAATGACAACCAGTCAAGATACAACAATTCCATCAGGGCAGGGGTTTTCTAATTCACTAAAGATTGATGTTACTACAGCAGATAGTAGTCTTGCGGCTGACGATTTAGTTTTTTTGCGGCATAAAATTGAGGGACAAAATTTACAGCATCTGCTTTACGGCACAAGCGATGCTAAAAAGATAACACTTAGTTTTTGGGTTCGTTCACCTAAAACTGGCACACATATTATTGAGTTGCGTCACGCCGCTATTAATTACTTTAATAGTCAGGTTTACACAATAAACACAGCAGATACTTGGCAAAACGTAACAGTAACATTTGATGGATATACAGCCACAGCAATTGGCAACGACAATGGCGTAGGTCTTACTATTGATTGGTGGCTGGCGGCTGGCTCTACATATTCTGGCGGCACATTGTCATCAAACACTTGGCATAACACACAAGCCAATCGTGCGGTAGGTCAGGTCAATGTTGTAGATGATGCGGCAAATAACTTTTACATCACAGGCGTCCAGCTAGAAGTCGGCACAGCCACGCCGTTTGAACACAGAAGCTATGGCGATGAGTTGTTGAGGTGTCAGCGGTATTATTATAATACTTATATAACTCCACAATCATCTGGGTCTGGGTCTAATGGTTTGCAAGCTGGTACATTTAATGCGAACGACAGATACAATGTAGATAACTTTTTTCCTGTTGAGATGAGAAGCCAACCAACTGTCGTTTACTATGGAGGTCGTTCAGGTTCTTCTAATACGGCTGACAGAGTTTCAAGATACAATTCGGATACTTTAAGAAGTTTTGTAAATGAGCCAAACGTCACAGTCAAAGGGATTAGGGGTTACTTTGACACAGACAGCAATGATTTTGCAATCAAGTATCACTTCACAGCAAATGCGGAGTTATAAATGAACGAATTAAATGTAACTAGCGCACAATACAGGGCGAATGATGAAGGTAACAACTATGTTATCAAAGCCATTATTAATGGCGTTATGTCATCTGTGCCATTAGACCCCGCTAACTCTGATTTCGCAGAAATTATGCGTCAGGTAGAAGCTGGCGACCTAACCATAGCGGATGCTGACTGATGAATGAAGAAACAAAAGTTATTTTTGATGTTGCCGCTGGCAGCGTCACCGTCACAGCGATGATGGATATTGTGCCGGAAGCAACCGCTTTGCTTAGTTTGGCTTGGGTCTGTGTTAGGTTGTGGGAAACTGACACCATCAAGTTTTTGACTGGCCGATCAGACGATGTTTAAAGCAATCGTTCTAGCTTGCGTTATAGGCGCACCGACTGATTGCACAGAATACCACTCATTTATTTACAGTGAAACGCGGGAAGCTTGCCGATCCCGCGCTATGATTATGGCTAAGGACATTGGGAGTATCGCAAACTTGATGCCGACTAAATGGCGGTGTCAGCCTTTAAAAAAGGGGCAGCTTACCAATGGAACCAATTTCAACCGCCTTGACGGGTATCGCGCTTCTTAAAAGCAGCGTTGACTTTATAAAAAGCAACATATCGACCGCGCAAGATATCGGGCAAATCGCCGGTCAGATTGATGCGATGTTTACCGGCCAAAAACAGGTGCAGGAAGCCAGCAACAAAAAGGGCGGTATGGGTCTGGCTGATCAATTTGGCGTGCAGTCTGTTGCAAAGGAAATGATTGACGCAAAGCTGGCAGCGGAACAGGTTGCTGAGGTTGCGCGAATGGTTGACTTTCGTTTTGGTCACGGCACTTGGGCAGCTATACTGGCAGAACGGCAAAAGCGTATCCAGCAAGCCAAAGAAGCGCAAGCGGCGCAGCGCAAGATAGAACGCGAACGCCAGCAAGAGATGTTTGAAAATTTCAAAATAGGGGCTATTGCTGTCGGGCTGGTTGTGGTTATCATTGGGCTGTTTATCGGCGTGTTAACAGCAACGGCTGGTGTAATTGTCACTTAGTGCCACAACAATTGGTTTAATGGGGGAACACATTGCTCTGTCTGCGATTTTGTCTATGGGCTGGAAAGCAACGCATTGCCCAATGGATCGAATTGATGCGCTGGCATTCTCTGATCAGACATTTCTACGCTGTCAGATTAAGACAGCGAGTTTGGCTTTGTCTGGTCATCATAAATCTGCGCGTCACCATTTTCAGCTTGGTCACGGCTGCAAAACGAAACATTTACCAACGAAAGATGATTACGATGTTTTGTGCCTTGTTTCACCCAATGCCAGACGGTGCTTGTTCTTGCCGATTACGGCAGTACGGCAATATAGTATGCGCTTGTCGCCAACGCGCTTCACAGAAGATGCGGAACGTGAAAGCTGGAATAAAACGCTGGCTGTTGTTTTGGAGATGAGAAGATGAACTGGGAAAAATATCCTAATTTTAGCGAAGAAGAATTTGCGTGCAGTGAAACCGGCGAATGCAAAATGTCGGCATCATTTATGAAAAAGATGCAAGAACTGCGTGACGTTTATGGCAACCCGATGACGATCACCAGCGGCTATAGAAGCCCGAAACACAGCATTGAAGCGTCAAAGCCGACCGGCAAGCTGTCAACCCACGCAAGGGGATGTGCAGCCGATATAGCGTGCAATGGGCAGCAAGCGTATGAAATAATGAAACTGGCTTTCCAACTAGGCTTTACTGGCATTGGCGTGTCGCAAAAGGGCAGTGCGCGTTTTGTGCATCTGGACACGTTCAGCGGGTCGCCACGGCCTAACATCTGGAGTTATTAAAATGTTAGCGGTATTGGGAAAAATATTAGGGTCTGGTGATGTTATTCAGCAAGGGATGAAGCTGATTGACGATATGCACACCAGCGATGAAGAAGCGATTGCCGCTAAAAGCAAAGCAAAGATTGATCTGATGAGTGCATATGCGCCGTTTAAGATCGCGCAGCGTTATCTTGCTTTGATGTTTGGGATCACGTTTCTAGGCAGTTATGTGCTGGTTCTGGCAATGACAATTAGCGGTCAAGGCGATCCAGATGCGGTCACAAAGGTTATGGAACAATTCAGCATTAATTACGCGATGCTGATCATTCTGGGCTTTTACTTTGGCGGCGGCGTTGTTGAGAGTTTCCAGCAACGTCCGAAGAAATAGGCAAGGCGGCTATTCCAGCCGCCATACCCGCCAACCATTGCCATCCATTTTGCGGGTGGTGTATTTTAGGCCGCGATAACGCAGCGCGTCACGCAATGACATTGCCTGTTCATATGTTTCGCAAAGCACGCTATCACCAATTTCCATATCATTGATGATTTCGATCTTGCTGCGACCCGCTGGTGGGATCGGCACGTTCTTTTCGATTTGCATTTAAAATATCCAATCTTTCCCTAAAGCATCCAAGATG